AAAACCATGCAGAAATGGCAGTCAAAACTTCAATGCAATGTGCAGTAGAGACTGAGAACCTAAAGGCTGCATGGAAGGAGAAAGGACTACCAGAGATTAATATCGGTAGTGGTGTCAATACAGGAACATGTATTGTTGGTAATATGGGAAGCTCCACCAGATTTGACTATTCGGTTATTGGTGATGCAGTCAATCTTGCAGCTCGATTAGAAGCTGCAACTCGTAACTATAAGACCCGTGGAGGTGGTATTGTCAATACAATCTATTCATCATATACCCAAGAACAACTACCAGATGACATGAAGGGACAAGAGATTGACAAGATCAAGGTGAAGGGTAAGGACGAATTGGTAACGATTTTTAAACCCAAAACTTAAATATTAAAAAAGGCCTTGACAAAAGACTTTTTTTCGTGTACTATAGTTATATAGTTAATAATTCGGAAGATAAATAGTGTTATGAATCCTATTACATATGCTCTTATAACCCTAACCTGTATGATAGCAAGTTTCTACTCTGCTAAATATTTTGCTCTCAAGGAATCTTTTGAGGAGATTGTTATTAATGTTCTTGATAGGCTTGAGATCGATGGTTTCATTTTAACAAAAACAGATAAGGATGGTGAAAAGGAACTGGTTAAAGTGTCCGAAGCTATCATTGATGCTGTGAATGAAGTAAAGAAAGAAGTTGTGAAATGAAGAAATTTCTTATGATTGCTGTCAGTGCAATTGCACTATCTGGTTGCGTTTTATCAAATCAAGATGGTGGTGCTATAGTCGGTGGAATAACAGGTGGAGTAGTAGGAAATCAATTTGGTAGTGGTACAGGTAAAACTGTTGCAACTGCGGCCGGAGCTGTCATTGGAGCATTAACTGGTTCTGCTGTTGGTAGAAATATGGATCAACCAAGGACAGTGATTAATCGTAATGTTGTTCCATCACATCATATGAATCATTCTCACTCCAATTATCAAAGGCAATGCCTTTATGTGCCACACAGGTACGTTGATGCTCACGGACATTACCATGATTACAGTCGCATGGAATGTCGTATGATTAGGCGTGGTCCTCATTTTCATTAGAAAAAGATTGGAACGGCGTTTTTATCGCAACAACGAAGTAATCTTCATAAAACTGAAACATACTTTTAATATAAATAAAGAGAGAGGATACTACGAATATCCTCTCTCTTACTTTGTATTAACACAGAAAGGAATTCCAATGAAAAAAACCTTAATCAGTGCATGTTTACTATTTAGTACTTTTGCACTTTCAACTCAGGCAATTGCCAGAGATCAAATTCGTGTGGTAGGCTCTTCTACCGTTTATCCCTTCACAACAACAGTCGCAGAATTATTTGGTAAGTCTACTGAATTCAAATCTCCAATCGTAGAGTCCACAGGCACAGGTGGTGGTTTCAAAATCTTCTGTGCTGGTGTAGGTGTTGCACACCCAGATTTCAATAATGCATCAAGAGCAATCAAGAAGGGTGAAGTTAAAATGTGTGCTAAGAATGGTGTCACTGTAACTGAACTCAAGGTTGGTTATGATGGTATTGTCCTCGCAAACAATAAAGATGCAGACCAACTTTCAATTACACGCAGAGAACTGTTCCTTGCACTCGCAAAGCAGATTCCAGATGGTAAGGGTGGTCTAATTAACAATCCAAACCAGAAGTGGTCAGATGTTAATCCTTCTTTTCCAAATAAGAAAATTGAGGTTCTAGGACCACCGCCAACCTCTGGTACAAGAGATGCATTTGTAGAGCTTGTTATGGAGTCTGGTGCAAAGACTTTCCCAGAACTCAAGGCACTTCGCAAAAAGGACAAGAAGAAATTTAAGGCAATTGCCCATGCTGTTCGTGAGGATGGTGCATTTATCGAAGCTGGTGAAAATGACAACCTAATTATTCAGAAACTTGTTGCGAACCCAAATGCATATGGTATTTTTGGTTTCAGTTTTCTTGACACGAACCTTGACAAAATACAGGGAAGTATGGTAGAAAAGGTAATACCTACGTTTGAGAGTATTGCATCTGGTGATTATAGTGTATCTCGGCCATTGTTTGTCTACGGAAAGAATGAACACTTGAATGTCGTTCCGGGCATGAAAGAGTTTGTTCGTTTGTATCTCAGTGATAAGATGACCAGTGCAGATGGTGCCCTCGCAGACAAGGGACTGATTCCTTTACCAGCAAGAGAAAAGAAAACTCTTGTAGCACAAGTGGAGAAAAACTTAAAATGATTGACATGTATCTTCCTATCTTCGAAGCTAAGGTAGAAAAGTTACGTCAAAAAATTCGGGGGTTGGAGTCTAATCCAACTCCCGATACTTTTCTTATAGACCAATTAAAGTTAGAAGCAGACAAAATAGAAGAAAATCTAAAAATTGCTGCATAAAGTCCTTGACAAATCTTAATCACTAATATATAGTTATAATATGAGCGGTATGCATTTATTGCCTGTGTACTATTCGACTACGAATACACGCAAGCGCAAACAGAAGAAAAAGTCTAAGTCTGTCTTAGAGGCAGAACGTCAACACGCTAAGTTTCTAAAGAAGATGGGTGTTTCTAAGCCTAAAGAGTCTAAACCCAAACGGAGTTTGGCGCAGTCTGGTAGCGCACCTGCTTTGGGAGCAGGGGGTCAGGGGTTCAAATCCTCTAACTCCGACCAATTTTATAATCCCACTATGGCAAAGAAAGAAGAGAACGTGTATACGGGTACTGAGATTATCGGTATTGCCCAGATGCACAAATCTAATGCAGTGCCAGTTCGTGGCAAAAAACAAGCAACTGAGATTGCTAATATGAGGAGAAATTAAGTGCGAGTAGAAGTAAGGAATAATAATGTTGACCAAGCAATGCGAGTTCTTAAAAAGAAATTGCAAGAAGATGGGCTCTTTAATGAAATGAGAAAGAGAGAAGCATTTGTTTCTAAAGGTGAGAAACGAAGACGAGCAAAGGCTGCTGGTGCAGCAAGAGCACGAAAAGAAGAACAGAAAAGACTTGAGAAAGAGGGTTACTAATTATGGAATTGAAGGGACATGAAAATCCTTCTACAACATCTACTCCACTAAAACACCAACATCCGTTAAGTTGGTATATCAAGTGGATATCTTCTATAGTTTTGATCATGGCCATGATTGCCACAACAAATAACATGTATCCTTGGAATATGCTTTTGCAGTTTCTAGGTGTTGCTGGTTGGTTGTGGGTTTCAATCATCTGGAATGATCGTGCGTTAATTGTAGTCAATGCTGTTGCAACTGCAATTATGGCAAATGGTTTGGTTTCGTATTTAATAAAATAGGATAAATAGAACATGGCAAAACGTAAGATAAAAGCTCAAACTGACAACAGTAAGTGGGAGGCACCAAAGAAAAGGCGTAAACCTCGCAAACCGATGAGTCAAGAGCAACGTATCGCTGCAGCAGAAAGACTTGAGAAAGCAAGAGCAGTTCGTGCTGAAAACAACCCCAATTATGGTAAGTCTGGTATTCATGAAAGCTTACACAACTTACCAGATGATCACCAACTGAGTCCTAACAAAATCAAGAAATGGATTAAAACCCAGAAAGATTTGTTGAAAACCGAACGACAAGCTGTTCGACAGAATGTTAAAGGTGCAATTGCAAAAGTAGCAGAGACAGAATCATACATTCGCAACATGCAGAAGTATCTGAGGGATGGTGATTGGGTAGACATGTTCTATGGAGAGTACGCTGAGAAAAGAATTCGTAACCGTTGTGTTGCTCTAAGTTACTATTGGTATGGTCCTAAAAAGGGAGAACCTAAAAGAGATGTAGGAACTTTTTATCCAGATATGGGTTGTGTGTATACACAAGAAATGGCAGATGAAGAAAGAGAGATTACTGATGTCAGACGAGAAAGAAAAACCGACGGCCGAAGTAATTCAAGGACCGTGGCCAAAAACAAAAAGAAAAGTAAAAATACCAGACGTTGATCTGATAAAATTGCAAGATAATATTGCTTTTGCAGATCATCTTACGGAAACAGTTATGGTACAAATGATACACACCATTGGTGAAAATGGTTATGATATCAATGGGAAAAATTTTATTGGCAACATGGCATTTATTATTGAGACAGTAAAAGCATCTCTGTATGATGAATTGGGCCTTGATCATCCCATGAATACGATAATGAAAGCAGTCACTAAAGTTAGTATAAATAAGAAAGATGAAGACTTGATTGACACTGAGGTTGATTTGGAAGAAATAGAATTTCTTGCCAAAGTATTAGAGGATGATGAGGATGGCGGACCAGAAATCTCATAACCGTTTTTCTGCACAAGCAGTTTTTAATAATAAATTTCACAGACCCTTTTCCCCAATGATATTGGAAACTATGGTTCCAGAACGATTTATAGAAATTATAAATCGAGTTGGTGATGATGTTTTATCTGATGATAAGAAAAGTGAACAGTGGGATTGGTCACATAAGCTTGTGGGTAAAGTGCATAAGGAAATTCAAATTCCAATATCAGATAATGAAGAGAAAGAATATCTTTCCAATGTCATGAAACAGGGTTGTCTTGATTATCTAAATGAAGCAATTTTTGAAGGTAAAGCAAATAATTGGAGAAAGATGGCTGGAGCTAAATCTCCACCACCAACTTTATCTAATATTCATTTGACACAAAGTTGGATCGTAAGTTCTTATGCGGGAGACTTTAATCCTTGGCATCATCATACGGGTGATTTTTCTGCTGTCATTTATCTAAAATTACCAGACAATATGGTGGAAGAAATCAATGAGGATTTACAAGACCATTACCCAGCAAAAGGTATGATTGAATTTGCATATGGAGAGACAGCAGATTTTCGTAGTGATAACTTGAAGTTTATGCCAGAGGTGGGAAAGTTTGTTGTCTTTCCTTCGTACTTAAAACATTTTGTATATCCCTTTGGATGTGATGGTGAAAGAAGGAGTATGAGCTTTAATGCTCATATGGTGCCGAATGGTGGAAATTCCAAATGATATTAGTTGATATGAATCAAATCTCTTTGGCAAGTATGATGATGCATCTACATATGTCAAAGAGCAAGAAACCAGATGATAGTATGGTGCGACACATGATACTCAATTCTCTGAGAATGTATCGTACTCGTTTTTCTTCTGAGTTTGGTGAGTTGGTTTTGTGTTATGATTCCAAACACTATTGGAGAAGAGACTTTTTTCCCCAATACAAAGCAAGTAGAAGGAAAGGACGCCAAGAATCTCCCCATGATTGGGATGCGATTTTTAAGTGTCTAAATGCAATTAAAGAAGAACTCAGAACCAATATGCCCTACAAGTTTCTTGAGGTGTATGGTGCAGAAGCAGATGACATTATTGCTACCATCTGTTCAGAGTATGCTGAAGAAATCATGATACTGTCTGGTGATAAAGACTTCATACAGCTTCAAAGATTTCCAAATGTAAAACAGTATAGTCCCATAACTAAGAAGATGGTTAATGGAGAGAACCCTAAAATGTATCTTAAAGAACATGTATTCAAGGGTGACTCTAGTGATGGTGTTCCTAATGTACTATCGCCGGACAATACTTTTACGGATGGATTACGACAGAAACCTCTTGCCAAGAAGAAGATCGCATCATGGATAGATCATGATTTTGAAGATGTTGCTCCAAATGATGAAGTCAAGAGGAACTACCAACGCAATAGAAAGCTGATTGATCTTACATATACACCCAGTGATCTTAGTGAAGAGATACTAACACAGTATAGAGAAGCACCAGATGGTGATCGTAGTAAAATTTTAAGTTACTTTATACAAAAAAGGTTGAAAAACCTGACTGAATCTATAGGAGAATTTTAATGGCAGTCGATACATATACACCTTTGTTTTCTGAAATCTTAACAAAGGTATCAAAATTGAAAACAAAAAAAGAGAAAGTTGCACATCTGAGAAAATATAATTCAGATGCACTTCGCATGGTAATCAAGTCTTCATTTGATCCAAAAATCAAATGGTCCTTGCCAGAAGGTGAAGTTCCTTTTATTCCTAATGATGCACCAGAAGGAACAGAACACACAGACCTTTCATATGAAGCAAGAAAGCTTTATCATTTTATTCAAGGTGGTGATGGAGCTTTGCATCAGAACAAACGTGAGAGCATGTTTGTCCAGATGCTAGAGGGTTTGCATCCAGACGAAGCAGAAATTCTTGTTGCTGCAAAAGATAAAGTCTTACATCGTAAGTACAAAGGCTTGTCTGAAAATGTGGTAAAGGAAGCATTTGATTGGGATGACAATTTTATGGTTGTTGAACATGCTCAATATCCTCAAACGCCGGGTGCAGCCAACGGATGATTATCCTAGATGATATCAAACTAGACTATTCGGATGTATTGATTCGTCCAAAACGGTCAACGCTTACCTCACGGTTTGATGTTGAAATGGAACAGACATATACATTCTATCATAGTAAAAAGTCTTGGACAGGTGTACCGATTATGGCCAGTAACATGGACACAACAGGTACGTTTGATATGCATGATGAATTGAGTAAGCATGGTATGGTTACTTGTATCGCTCGACATCATAATACTAACGGTATAGGTTGGGGTATGGCAAAGAATAGAGATAAACTTTGTGTTATGTCTGGAATTTCTTTTAACGAGATATCAGAAATAGTTGGTGTTGCTAATACTTTTCCCGATATCGCTTTTGTTGGTTTAGATGTTGCAAATGGATATACAATTAATTTTGTTGAGTCAATAAAACAGTTAAGGGATCAACTTCCTAATGCTACTATTATTGCTGGAAATGTAGTCACTGCTGATATGACAGCAGAGCTTATTCTTGCTGGTGTTGATATCATCAAAGTTGGTGTTGGTCCTGGCTCTGTATGTACAACTCGTATTAAGACAGGTATAGGTTATCCTCAATTGAGTGCAGTTATTGAATGTGCAGATGCAGCACATGGTTTGGGTGCTCACATTATTGCAGATGGTGGATGTAATTCATCAGGTGATATTGCGAAAGCATTTGCTGCTGGTGCAGACTTTGTTATGATTGGTGGTATGCTTTCTGGACATGAAGAGTGTGATGGTGAATTAGTATTTGAAGATGATGTAGAGGAACCCGTGGGTATGAAGTTTTACGGCATGGCATCTAACACTGCTATGAAACGTCATGGCCATCCCAATAGAGAGTATCGTGGAGAAGAGGGTAAGACTGTAACAGTTCCTTATCGTGGCTTAGTACAAGGTACTGTACTGGATATTTTAGGTGGTGTGCGTTCTGCTTGTACTTACGTCGGTGCAAGGAGATTAAAGGACTTGACAAAATGTGCCACATTTGTTAGAGTGAATAATACACATAATCGGATATATGAATAATGCCCCTAACAAGAAAACGAGTTATATATGATCGTGATGGTGAAACACCATATATGATTCGTTATCACCTATTCTTCAAAGAAAAGTCAGAACACTTGGAAGATAATGTAAGACTTCCGTTTAATGCTTATTTACATAAGATTGTATTGTCTGATGAACCTATTTTACATGACCATCCTTGGAATTGGGGTACACTTATTATTAGTGGTGGTTATTATGAACATACACCAGAGGGTACATTTTGGCGGGGCCCAGGCACCATCAGAACACGCTCATCGACTGATCTACACTGGTTGGAACTGAAAGACGATAAACCTTGTTGGACCTTATTTTGGCATGGCCGGAGAAAGAGAACTTGGGGGTTTCAGACTGAAGATGGGTGGATGGACTATCGAACTTTTTTAAAAAATCGTTTAGAATTAAGGACTTAGAAGCTGCGATTTTTCTTGACAAAATCTAAATAGTATGGTACTATTAGATATACTCAGAAAGAGAGACATTTATGAACAGTGTTGCAGTAACAGGTTCAATAAAAAGAAAAAGAGGGCTTGCTGAGAGTGCCATGATACATTGCATCAATGAGTTAATGCCTCGTATGAGAACTCTTGACATTGAGTTAACATTAAAAAATCTCAATGACAAAGAAGTTGTCGGTTGGTGTCATGAAGGAGAAAACAAACGAGAGTTTTTCCTTGATATTGAGAAGTCTCTTGACGGTGAAGATTTGATTGAAACTGTCTGCCATGAGATGGTGCATGTGTGGCAAAGTGCCACTCGTAAGATGAAAGACCTACCTTTTGGTCGTAAGATGTACATGGGTAAGGTCTACGATGAAACCACTGCATATGAGGATGAGCCTTGGGAAATTGAGGCATACGAAATGCAGGGTAAACTTTTGAAAACCTTTAAGGAGGAATATGTAATATGAGTAAGATGAAAAACTGGATGATGGATATCGAAGATTTCTGTAATGGATATTTTTATGGTGGTCCTTCTGAATTCACTGTTGATGAGGTGGTTGAGGATGTTGGGATGTACTTCAAGAGCAAAGAAGCATCCAACTATGCCAAACGGTATCTCACAGAACAATTGGGCGAAGCATGAATCCTCTTGAAGCTTTAATTGTTGCAACTGCGATTGCTGCATCACCACCCATAGACAATCCCTCGCCAGAGGGTGAATGTCTTGCACTGAATATGTACTATGAAGCAAGAAACCAAGGGACTGCTGGTCTTCTTGGTGTGACTGCTGTTGTGTTGAATAGAGTTAATGACAGGAGATTTCCTAACAGTATATGTGAAGTTGTCAAACAGGGGCCAACCAGAGAGAGCTGGAAAACCAAAAAGACCCTTGACAAAAGTGATGCAATGTACTATCCTGTAAAGAATAGATGCCAGTTCTCTTGGTATTGTGATGGTAAGTCAGATGTTCCAAAGGAAAAGAAGATATACAAAAAGTTTTTAAATGTTGCAGAAGCAATTCTTAGTAATGAAATACCATTCATGGATATAACGGATGGTGCATTGTTTTATCATGCAGACTATGTAACGCCGGGGTGGGCTAAGTCAAAAACTAAAACTGTAGAGATACAGGATCATATTTTTTACAGGTGGAAGAAATGAAAGAATTATCAACATATCTAGGGTCTGATGAATACAGTGATAGAATTGCTAAAGTTCTATGGGATGCTGAAGGTCAGAGATTTTATGTAGATATGAAAATGGAAGGCCTTACTGAACTGCGAGGTATGGAATCACACAGTGAAAGTTATGCTGAAGATTGTGCAGAAAATTTTGTAATGGGATATGGAGAATTTAGTCAATGAATATCTTTTATCTAGACCGTGACCCTGTAGTTGCCGCAGAGATGATGTGCGACAAGCATGTTGTCAAGATGATACTAGAGAGCGCTCAGATGCTCTCTACTGCTCATCGTGTTCTTGATGGTGATGCATATGCAGATTTGATAGGAATGTACAAGATGGCTCACAAGAACCATCCTAGCACTATATGGGTTCGTTCTTCTGTCAAAAATTATATGTGGTTATATAATCATATGATTGCTCTCATGAAGGAGTACACGCACAGGTATGACAAACATCATGCTACAGAGAGATTGATTGAACCTCTCGAAAAACCACCTATAATGCTCTTAGAGACTTTACAAAAAGAATTTACTGATCCCCCCCAATGTATGCCGGATTATTGCAAGGGGAATGATACGGTGTCGGCATATCAAACTTACTATATAGTAGAGAAGTCAGACTTTGCGACATGGAAACGCAGAGCAAAGCCGGGGTGGTTTAATGCAGAGAGAAAGTTACAGCGACTACATGGTGCGACGGCTTCGTGAAGTTCGTGAAGATCAAAAGAAGTTCGACACAGTAGAAGTTTATAAGAAAGATGTACAAGAGAGAACAGCCGCTCTTTATAATTGTTATAAACGACAGGCAAAACTTGCTGATGAAGTTTACAGACTACAAAAAAAAGTTGTGTTGCTAGGTGGCGATCCTCAACAATTGGAGTTAGATTTATAATGCCAACATATATATTTCATGATGAAGACGAGGGTATAGAGTTTGAAGAATTCATGCCCATGTCTGAATTGGATTCTTACAAGAAAAACAATCCACATCTAAAACAAGTTCCATATCCTACTCCGATGGTGGGTGATCATCTTATGGGTGTAGGACCGAAAGTGGATGGTGGTTTTACTGAAAACATGCAAAGGATAGCAGCTGCACATCCAGACTCACCTATGTCTGATAAGTGGGGTGGCAGCACCATGACAAATACAGAAATTAAAACTCGTAGGGCAATTGAAAAACATGCTAAAAAAGTTGAAAGAGAGGGTTGGTCTGCAAACAAAGGTAAGACACTTGCAGATAAATAGATGGTGCGGGCGAGAAATCACACTTCAGCACCGATGCACTGCATTGAAGTAAGCTTGGAAGTCACTCCGCCCCTGCACCAGAGAGGGGGTAGTCTACCGCCCCCGACTCCCCCTCTCACTTTTATTTTTTGAGGATTCACAATGGCTAGTAAAAAGAATAAAGAAATTAATCTAAGCAATCTAGTTGCAGTTAAACCTATTACAGATAATCAAAAAGCAGTTTTTGAATCTTGGAAAAAGGGAAAGAACCAATTTTTATTTGGTGCTGCTGGTACTGGTAAAACCTTTGTATCATTATATCTCGCACTTAAAGATGTGATGGATTTAAAGAAGCCATACGATAAGGTTGTGTTGGTTCGTTCACTCATTCCTACCAGAGAAATAGGATTTCTACCAGGCGATGAAGAGGACAAAGCTGCACTCTATCAAGTGCCATATCAAAACATGGTCCGTTTCATGTTTGAGGCTCCAAATGAACAAGCATTTAATTCCCTGTATGAACGATTAAAGGGCCAAGGTAGTTTGTATTTTCTATCAACTTCTTTTCTAAGGGGGTTGACATTTGACAACAGTATCATTATAGTAGATGAATGTCAAAATTTAAATTTTCATGAATTAGATACAATCATTACAAGAATTGGTCAAGACTCTAAGATTGTATTTTGTGGTGACTTTGGCCAGACAGATTTGGTGAAACAAAATGAACGTAACGGACTGCATGACTTTTTACGAATTCTTGAGGAAATGGAAGAGTTTAATTGCCTTGAGTTTACCATTGGTGACATTGTAAGAAGTGGCTTTGTCCGTAACTATCTTATTAACAAAATTAAATTAGGAATTGATATAGAATGAACATAGAACAACTTAGAGAACAATTAGAAATCGATGAAGGGGTCAAATATGAGGTATACCTTGATCATCTTGGTTATGCTACTTTTGGCGTGGGCCACTTGGTTATTGAATCAGACCCAGAACATGGTGCCGAAGTCGGTACTGCCGTCAGTGAGTCCAGAGTCATTGAAGCCTTCGAGCAAGATTGCGAAAACGTCTTGCGAGACTGCAACATCTTATACGAAGATTTTGCCGATTTGCCAGAGGAAGCTCAGCAAGTGATTGCCAATATGATGTTTAACATGGGCCGTCCAAGGTTAAGCAAATTTAAGGGTATGAAACGTGGTGTGGATTCAAGAGATTGGAACGCAGCCGCAGATGAGATGGTTGACTCGGCGTGGTATCGTCAAGTAACCAATCGGGCGGATAGATTAGTTGAGAGGATTCGTGCTTTGGCATGACAATAGTATCGACTAAAAAATATGTCTTCATTAAAGTGTTTAAAACTGGTGGAACGACTATATGGCGGGAACTGGTACTGAATGATTCTGGTGCTAAAAAACTGGAAAAAGTTCGGGATGGAATAAGAACTGGTCATATTGAATCCTCTTGGATCAAAAAAAATACATTTCCAGAATTGGGCTTGGATTGGGATGAGTATTTTAAATTTGGTTTTGTAAGAAATCCGTGGGACAGAGAATTATCAAACTATTTCTATAACAGTGGAAAATTAAAACCCCCAGAAGGTATTTCTTTTAAAGAATGGTTAAATATCAATTTAAGAAAAGACGGAGTAATTCATGATCATAACACACCTCAATGTGATTATCTAACTGATGTAGATTACATAGCAAGGTTTGAAAATTTTGCTGAAGAGGTTAAATATCTGTTTGCAAAAATAGGTGTTTCTATATCCAAACCACTACGGCAGATTTTAAAGACAGAACACAAACCTTATTGGGAATATTATGATGATGCTGATATAATTAAAGTTCATGAATGGTATAAGAAGGATATTGAAATGTATAATTATGAGTTTGGTGAACAGGGGAGAGCAATATAATGTTTAATCATATAGGGATAGAATTGCAACCCATAAAAGCAACCAACAATGACGGTGTGCGTCTATACGAAACACCTGATGGTAACAAGTACCCATCGATAACAACTGTATTGTCAGTACGGAACAAACAGGGATTGATGGAGTGGCGTAAACGTGTTGGTAACGATGTGGCCAACCATATTGCAAGGACTGCTGCTGCAAGAGGTACTTCCATTCATCATATGTGTGAGGATTACCTTAACAATATGCCTAGGGATTGGCCTGATAAGTGGGATGAACATAAGAAGAAGTTTCTACATTATGCATTATTCAAAGTATTAAGGGATAAGGCCCTATGCAATATTGATGACATATATGCACAAGAAGCAGGGCTATATAGCGATAAATATAAGGTAGCGGGTAGGGTTGATTGTATCGCAAAGTACAATGGTGTGCCATCGATTATAGATTTTAAAACATCAACCAAAGAGCGCAAAGATGAATGGAATGAAAATTATTACATTCAAGGTTCTGCATATGCAGAGATGTTCGGAGAACGAACTGACATAGAAATCTCTCAAGTAGTGATTTTAGTAGTAACAGAGGATGGAACTGTCCAAGAGTTTATAAAAGACAAACATGAATATCTTGATGCTCTCGTAGAAACCGTTACAGAATGGAGCAAACAAAATGAAACACCTAGCAATCATAATGGCGGTGTTTCTGTTAATGGGATGTAAAACAACAGATAGTATTCCCACAAAAACAGCGCCCAAGAGTTTAGTAAAGTTTGTTAACCTTATTCAAGAAAAACAAGAGAAAGAGCCCAAAAAAGAAGAAACACCAGTGGTCAGTGTTCCAAAATATGTAGAGTGCGCTCCGGGCGATGCTATCCTAAAAGGTCTTGAGAAAGGTGGAGAAAAACCAATAGCTCTTTGGAAAGATATGTTTTATGGACATCAAGTTATAGCTTTTGTCAATCAAGAAACGGGCATGTCTACTATCATAGAGTACCCCCCTCTTTTTAAGGGAGAACTAGCTTGTATACTATCTATTGGTATTGAAACTGTCATAATGGTTGAACCAAAAACACAAGGTATCAAAATAAGGTACTTGACAAATTAGTTATAATGTGGTATAAATATAATACAATTCGATGATGTGGATTGAAAGTCGGACAGGACGGGGGTGCAATACCCCCCGCCTCCACCAAAAGGACACTTGATGAACAAGATAGATGACTACAAGAGTAAAATGCGATGGGACGCATGGGAAGACATTATGCCCATAAAACAACGGGTGCCTCGTGATGAGACAGAAAAAATAAATGCCATTCGTAATGCAATTCTTGATAAGTGTTCTTCTGATGGGGGCGAAACAGGAT